TGGGTATTGCAAATATTTTAAATTCGTACATTTATTAATAACTAAAGACACGTTTAATGGTAAATCATTATGTATTGAAACCATCTTACAATATGTACGTGAAAAACATGAACTATCAGATGATGAATTTAAGATATTACTAGACAGAAAATACACAATTAATTATAAATATGCTAGTAATAAATGCGATAATAAAGATCAAAGAAAACAAATTGCTAGTGTTAAGGGTTTGCTTAAACAGTACAAATATGATATAAAAAATTTAGAACGAACACTAAATAAAATACAATATAAAGTCATAAGAAATCAGGAAATACCGCAGCAAGAAAGTTCATTTTTATCTTACTTTTTAAAACCCGATACCCCCGACTTTAATAAGATAATTAAAAAAATGCATTTATGTAATAAGATTAAGGAACATTGTTAGATGAAAATAACAGATATTGCATATGGTAAAAAACTTTATCAGCGTGAGGTAGTACATGGTATATCAATTGGGGCTGATATTAAAGTAAATATTACTAGTTCTATTGCTCGAGGTGGTAAAATGAATAAATGGGGGGTTATGACTAATTTTAAATTTAAACCTCTCATAATAAATAGAGAAATGTTTGATAAGGGACGGTTTGAAAAGGTTGAGCTAGATCGAATTATACTTAAAAATTATGAACTAACAGATGAGGAGAGTGAAAACTTACAGAAATACCATTGTAGAATTAAGTTTACATATGCTAGTAATAAATGTGACAATAACGCACAGAGAAAACAAATTGCTAATGTTAAGTCAGTAACTAAACAATATAAAAACGATATTAAAAATCTTGAGGATACCTTAAAGAAGATTCAATATAAAGTCATACGAAATCAGGAACTATCAAAAGATGAGACGTCCTTTTTAAAATATTTTACAACACCTGATAAAATTGAGTTTGATAAGATAGTTAAAAAAATGAAATTGTGTAATAAAATAAACCGATATTGTTAAGTGATTAGGTATTATAAATGTGTGATGCATGACAAATATTGTCAGAAATTTGTATTGGATAAATTAAACAGTTATCCGGATTTTATAGGGTTTCCTTATATAGAAAAATCGGTAAGTTTTTTTGGCCGATTATGGTTAAATAAGGCGAATTATATTATTAACCTCAATTTAGATAAAAGTTATGATAAATATATATCAGAACAAGAATACATGGAACCTGTAACTAATGAAGAATATAAAATATTAAAACCTCTTCTTTTAAAAATAAAAATAGAAAGTCATTGTTAATGAAAAAGTTTAAAGATTATGTTAATATGAAACAGATGAAAGATCATTTTGCAAAACGAACCGATATGCATATTAAATCAGTTCAAAAAATTGCAAATGACATATATAAGTTAGATCCCGGTCGGTTTAAAGGATTACCAGAACAAGTTGCACAACATGATGAGTCTAAATATAAGGAGCCTGAATACGAGCCATATTTATATGTGTCTTGGAAATATAAATGCAACGCTGATGGAACGGAATTTGATGTCCCGGAAGAAATTGAAACACAAATGAATGATGCTACTACACATCACGTATTAAACAATAGACACCATCCTGAATTTCATGCTGGTGAAGATTCAGACATAATTAATAAAGATGATAGAGATAGTCCTGTTAGAGATAAAATTATTGACGGTTCAAAAATGTCAGAAGTTGATATTGCTGAAATGGTTGCAGATTGGTTATCAGTTGCTAAAGAACGTGGTAATACCGCTTATGATTGGGCGAAGAAAAATGTTGGAATTAGATGGAAATTCACAAAAGAACAAGAAAAATTAGTATATTATTTAATTGATATAATAGAAGACCAATGAAATTTTATAGACATTGTTAAATGAACGAAGCCATTCCAACCTTTTATACTACTGAAACAATTAATCCATTAAAATGGCATGTTTCAAATACTATAGAAGAAGCAAATAATATGCATGAAAAATGGTATGGTACTAGAGAGTTTCCACACATAGATGCGGAGGGTGATGTGTGGTTAAATATAAGTACCTTGATTTTATATTATAGTGAACATGACCAGGCCGGTATGTTATTGGAAGAACTTTTATCTAATCCACCTAAATGTACAACACTATCATCAGATGAAGAAATTGCTATATATAGAAAGTTTGAATTAGAGAAAAAAATAAATGAACATTGTTAACACAATAGTTCAATCTTATTAGCTAGTGCCAATTTCTTATACTGTGTTGTTTCTTCATCTGATGCTAATACCATTTTCATACTACTTCTAGAACGCTTATAATAATCATATGATTTTTTATCTGTCATTGTAGAAAATTCGTGTTTACTATACCACACATTATATACACCTCCCATATCTGTCTTATCAACATATGGGAACTTATCATAACGTTTAGGGAATGTAGACATTTCAACTTTTGAAATAATTTTTACACAAATTAACTTTACCACAATAGCACTCCTTTTAATTATAATAATATACGGTTAAAATAAAAATATTTTAATATAAATCGTAATTTCATTTGATTTTTTTGTTTAAACCTATATATTATATAATACACAGATAAGAAAACTATGAAGATCGAAAAATTCAGGAAAATATTATTAGGTGATTTGGTTAATCGTAAAAAGCCAGGGAGGCAATTCTCTGCTTATAGGTTTGAAAACCAATTAATAACAGCGGCGATAGCTGATATACAATCTGATATACTATTCGGATTTTGGCAAAAAATTGGGAAACCATATGGTGATTGGATATCATTTTTTCTTAATCATCAAATGAACGAATTACATAAACAAGAACTATTAGATGCAACAAAATTATTTTATAATGGTAAAGCTGACTTTAGATATTCTATTAAAGAAAATATAGATTATTCAGAATATAAAAAAGAGTACAGAAAATTTAAATTAGCGAAAAAGATTTCAGAGTATTGTTAATATGAAAACCGTGTATAAAGTTACTGGACCGGGTTGGGCGGGAATATATTTTAAACGTACAAAATTTCCTTTGGTTATTATAAGAAGTGATTATTATGCTATATGGCTTGATAAACATACTTTTCTTACAACTTCAAAACATGAAAGTGGTAGGAAACAAGCTTCTAAAAAAGAAACAAAATTATACTACAAACTAGTAGCAATTAATAAAATTAAAGAATATTGTTAGTATGAAATATTATACCAGAAATATATAAAGATGAACAACGGTTTGATACTCAATTTCCAGTTATTGCCTTCTCCCGGGGTTATAGTGAAATACTACTCGCAAAAAATATAGTGTGGAAAAGTAGTAGAACGTGTATAGTACCTATCGAATATATTAATAAAAGGTTATCTGACGTTATTGTTCGAAAATCTACTAACGAAGAAGTAAATCTTTATAAAAAAACATTGTTAAATGAGAAAATTAAAAGGTGTTGTTAAGATTTTAAACAAAAAAAAGAGGTTTCTTTTGGAAACCCCTTTTGTAACATGTTTAGTCACATTGATTTGTAAAGAAAATCAGTATGTGAATACGCGACCACCATCAGCACTTAATAGAGTGTTGGTTAGACCAGATACTCTGATATAGTGATAATAGTTGTTAGAACCGAATAGGTGTCCTAAGATACCGTAACGAGTTCTTACACCAATTCTAGGACTGAAGTTCTCTTGACCAACAGCTCTCATTAATTGGACGGGAACATATGGGCAGTAGATAATACCGCTGTCATATGGAGTTGGACCCTTATAACCTAATAGGATATAATTACCCATGGCGAATGTATCACGGAATAGTGTCATACCACCGTTACGAAGAGTACCGACCTTGGATACACCAGTTACTGCGCTATCTACTTGAGTAGGAGCAGTATCACCAGTGAAGTCTTGTAATCTTTCAACAATAGCACATACTGTAGGTGAAACAATACCGAATGTGGCGGGACCACGTCTAGAAGTAATAGCGATCTTATTAGCTCTATCTAAGATATGAGTGTAAAGATGACTGATACGTTCTAGTTGATGACGACCATCAGCACTAACAGGACTCCAATGAGAAAGTCTCTTATTAGCTCCAGCATTGGCTGTATCTAAGGCAGCTTTAACCATCTCGGTTAATAGTTGTCTGTCGATTTCAGCTTGAACTTCGTAGCTCATGATATTAACCATTTCACTATCGACGTCAACACCGTGCATGTTCATCATATCTTCTGCTAGTTCTAATGACCAGTGAGAAGCTAATTTACGTGATTTGGCTTCTACAACAGATTTCTCCATTGTGAATTTTGCCATTGGCATGTCTTCACCAATATTCCACCATTCAGATGGATTTAAGCCAGCGCCTTGACCTTCTTCACCGTAAGTATTAACGCCGAGATCAGTTGCACTACCAGTACCAGCAAAGGCCTGCCATGCAGCTAATAGATCAGCATCAACGCCATCATATGCATTACCGGATGCACCAGTGAAAGCAGAGTCTAATAGGTTGTATCCCATTTCAAGGTCTTCACGATCTCCACCCTTACCATTTACGCCATAACGGGCACGTAATGCAAAAGCAAAACCAACAGGACCATTCATTGGTTGTACGCCAACAACACTATGAGCTAAAAGCTCAGGGAAGATACGGCGTGCAGTAGGAATGATAATAGTAGGCATACGTGAATCGGGTGCGCTGTTCCATTGACCAGCACCGGTACCGCCGTAAGAACCGGCTGTATAGGTATCAAAGGCTCCGCCACCATCAGCACCGTAAGTTTGGGCACCAACTGCACCATACTGGGAATTTTGACCTGCGCCAGTTCCGTAAGATTCATTTACGCGTCCTGGTTGATCGAATTCACGTTGGGTGTTTTCTAGTACTAAGGCAGTAGCTAATGCTGTTTGCTCGTTAGTAATTGGTTTGCCAGCATCTAGTACTGGGCGCCATCTTTCAAGAACCTTTTCTTGATAATCTGGTGTTAAATATTGATAAATACTCATAGTTTTTAAACTCCTTTAAAGTTTTTTTACTTCTTAATCGATTTCGTTATTACTTTTGCGTAATGACTCATTAATGGATCAGAACTGTTATCGTTATTTTCATTAATAACAACTTGTTGGACTTGCTCTACGCCCTTGTCTTTAGTTTCTTCTTCTAACTGTTGACGGCGTTCTGATTCTTCTTTTTCAAAAGCAGTTACTGCTTCATCGAACTTCTCCTCTATATCGTCTTTAGTTGAATCCTTGAATACTGTTTCAAGATATGCTTTCAACTTAGGAGAACAGTTTTGTACTTTTTCTTCAAGCACTGAATGTGCTTCATTTAATTTCAATTGTTTATTTAATTCTATTTTCTCAAGCATGAGACGGTTAATTTCCTTCTCTTTGTCTTCGATAATAGTATTAGCTTCAACAACAGCTTCTTTAACTTCGCCTTGAATATAATCGTCATTAACCATTAAGATTTCCTTAATGCCTTCTAACATTTTTTCTAAGCGAGATAATTTAGCATTGTCAATTATTTTTTCAGATGGTTTGACTTCTTCAAGATAAGTATCTAAGTAATCAGACACCTTATCAACCATTTCATCATTTCCTTTAGATTCAAATGATTCAACAACCTTTTGAAGTTTGCTGGTGTGGTCTTCATCAATTATATTAATAACTTCTTGAAGTTTCTCGCCATGATCTTCTTCAATTTTATTAACAATTTCTTCTAACATGGAACCATGTTTTTCATCTAATTCTTCTGAGTTACTATTAATATCTTCTTGAAGTTTTTCTCCAAGTTTATTAACAATTTCTTGAAGCTTATTAGTATGGTCTTCATCGATTTTATTAATAACTTCTTGAAGTTTTGTACCATGATCTTCTTCGATTTTATTAAGTTCTTCTTGTAGTTTTTTCTCATTATCTTCTTTAACAACTTCAGATGCACTAATTAAGGATTGTTCCTTTAGCTCAACAAGTTTTTTATCAAATAAACTGATATATTCTTGTTGTTTATCTTCTGTTATTAAGTCTTGATCTTTTAAACTCTTAAGAAGATTTTCAAATAATTCTTTCATGTTTTTTGTCCTCTTACAATTTTAATTATTTATATATAATTTGATTTATTTATTCGCTTAATAAATTTTCAACATTAATATTAACTTTTTCAAGTATCTTTTTCATTTTATCTGTGTAATCATTATCAATTTTTTCAACAACCTGTTGTAATTTTTGATAGTGATCCTCATCTAAACTTTTTAATTCACTTTCACGATCTTTCGAAAGTTTATCTATAGCTTCTTGAAATTTGTTGGTATGGTCCTCATCAATAAGATGAATAATATGATTTAATTTTTCACCATGTTCTAATTCAATACGATTTGACATTTCTTCTTTGGTCTCATATATATCTGTAACCAAAGTAGATTCTTTAATATTTTGTTTTTCATTAATAATATCTTTTAAACCGGTTAAAGCGTCTTGTGCTTTGCCATCTCTGATATTTTTAACAAATGATAATATTTTTTCACTCATTTTATTATCCCTTTTTGTATTTATATTTATAAATTATTTAAAAACTGTTCAATTAAAGTTTGCACATATCCTTTACCAATAGTAGTTTTTATAGAATGTGTTGGTATATCTTTAATACCATTTTCAAATCTTTCAAAGGCTCTTTCAATAATATCTCCATGAGTATCGATCATAAAATCTTTACTTTCTAGGATACCATTTACAAAACAACCCGGACCGCTCGGATTAGAAACACAATCGACAGTAATAAGTTTATAATCAGAATCAACGTTACCACTCTCACTGATTTCGCCTACGCCCCTAGTACTCATGCCGGGTTTTCCACCATGTTGTAATATAGAAGCTAAAATATCACCACAAGGTGTACCTTTTATAACACCATCTGCTGAACTAGTTAATACTACACTCTCACCAATCCATATATTTTTTTCTTGTGTTAAACTTGTAACTCTGTGACAAGCTCTTTCTTGGTCAATATCAGTATGTGGTGGATGGTTTAATTCACCTAGGGCCCTACCAGGTTTAATAGTTTCTTTTATAAAAGATTCAACACATTTTTCCATTAAAGATTTGCTATATACTCTACCATTAGCATTTTCTTTTTCAGTAACTATATATGGGCCTCTAACTTTAATTGTCTTATCGGTATTATTATTTTGTTGCTCTATAAGCAATTCAAATTCATTAAAGTCGTTTTCTACTATAAGTTTCATTGGTATAATCCCATTTTATTTTATTTATATAATTGGAGAGTAATTACCACTGCTTTGCATCATCGTCTTCAAAAGTTGGCTCCGCACTTCCATGATCTTCAACGTTACTTACCTTCCACTCAATCTGAGCTTGTTTTATAGCATCCTTTTCTTTAGATCGCCATATTGCATTTACTTCATCATCATCCATACCCATATAGTGTATTAAAGCATATGAGTTTATTTCATTTACAGCACTTGCAAAACTTTCATAATTATCAATCTTACGTTGCAATAATTGTTGTTGTTCGTATAATTCATATTGTATAGGAGAATTAAATTTAATTCTAACGTCCCTAGATTTAAGTTTATGTTGGTCCCATAATCCTTTAAATTTAAGATGTGTTTTAAATCCCTCAATTAATCCACCGGCAAAACAATTTAATAACCTCATTATGAATTTAGCAAAACGGTACTCTTCATAATTAATACTATCTAATCTTTCAACATTAATAGTTGGTTCAGCATATCTATTAAATGGTACCTTTAATGATAGATAAAGTTTCCTAACAAAGTAATGTAAATCATCTAACTCACCTAAATTAACGCCACCACCTAAAGTATCAACTGTAGTACCCTCACTACCAGAAGGTCTTACAAACCAAAATGAATTATACGTATAAACACCGCAATCTAGAGCAAACGTATGATAATCATGATATTGTTCATGTTGATCAATAGTTATAGTGCCAGTATCGGCTCTCTCATCTAACCATTCAATATTAACAACTCTGTGATTATGGTTTTTATATTCCCCTAGAAAATGATTATAATTATTATAACCATTTTTTCTTACTAAATTAAGAATATGCACCAACCTCATTTTCCCATCAAATGGTGCATCTTCATTAACAGAAGTAAATTCTTTTATAAAATCATTATCAACATTATTAATATATTCTACTAACTTAGGTTGAGAAGAAGTATTTAATTCGTTAATTATATCTATTAATTTATGTAATAATGAAATCGGATATTTAATTTTTGGATTATCATAATCCCTTAATTTATTTTTTAATACATGTCGTTGTTTTATGGACTCTTTATCAAATGTATTATTTATCAAATGTGAAAAATTAGTATATCCAATATGTTTGCTTATTCTGTAAATAGCTAATAAATTAATTTTACCACCAATAGATTTATTAAAGGAATTATACTTATTAAATATGTTGGGCAATGGTAAATTAGGGTTATCACAATAATTAATTATGTCTTTAGTTGTTATTAAATTATTACTCTTTATAGTGTCAATAAAACATTTACATATATCATCATTAACAATCATACGTAAATTTACATTTCTTTCATTTTTAGGTATTTTAGCCCAATATAATTTTGAATATTTACTGGCCTCTGTTTTATGCATTATTAAATGATCATTTTCATCCATTATAAAAAGATTTTCCGGTGAATTATTTAATTTATTAAAATCTTTATGATGCGTTACATTGTAGTTACCAGATATATTATTAATATCGTGTGTATAATGTATATTAATATCACTATTTTCAAAAAATTTAGCCACTTTAGAATGTACAGTAACATATTCATTAATACTGTGATCGTACACTTGTTTATATCCCCAATTGTTTTTTACTTGGTGTACCTTTGATTTAAAAGAAATTACAGAATCATTAATTTTTAAATCTTTAGCTTCTATTTTTCCTTTATCCCAAATTGGAAAAGTATGATCTGGTGTACATGTAACAGATTTACCGTTATCAAATGTAAGTTTCATTAATTTTGCATTTTTTCTAGTTACACCAGCCCAATCAATTTTACCAGGTACATATTCTCCAGTACCAGGATTACAACTATATGCCCATAATTGTTTACCCGATTCATGTTCAGTTATTATTTCATTAAGGGGTAATGTTCTTCCATCTAATAATGGGATTTTTGTATCTAATGTAAGACATTCAATCATGGAATGAGCATCATACGCATTACTAACTGAGCCAGAATTTGAATCATATACCTTTTTGGTTTGATATCTCTTCATTAATTTTAAAACTTCTTGTTCAGCTCTAGGTCTAGGTAATTCACCAACATCTACATTAAAAACATACCTTTCAGGCGCTCTTACTAAACGGTAAATTATAATTGCATCTTCTACTAATGATAGTTGGTTATAAGGTCTTCTAGCCTTTTCTAATACTGGTAACACATATGTTTCATCGCAAGAATATATCCCAGTATTAACATATGTTGTTTGTTCCCAGGGTAAAAATATAGCCTCACCATCTTTAATTTTTTGTTCGTTATTAAGATTTTCTACAGATATACCACCATATGTTCTTTTAGAACTTTTATCCATTTCTGGCGCTTTATTAATAAATACGGTTAGTCCTTCTTTTTTACCATTCTTTAAATTAACAGCGAATTCATAACTTTCAGCCTTGAGTTTATTAATGCCTACAATACCATATTCTTTATTTTCTTTACTAATTAAATTTTCCCATGATAGTTCACCATCAATAATAAATTGCCGCATATACTCAAACATATTTTCTTCGAAGTCAAATAGACTAATATATTCTTCAAAGGCCTTTTCAATTTCTTTTCTAGCTAAACCTTCAAGATTTTTCTTGTTAATAATTAAATTAACTATTTTGTGTTTTTCATCTACAGTAATACTACTATCACATATTTCATCTATAGCATCACCAACTTCAGGGAAATTTGCCATAGACCTATAACTAGCTAATCTAGCCACTTTATTAGTACTTAAAGTACCATAAACAAGATCTCCATATGAAGATTGGTCGAAGTTGGTGCTAAATGGGTTTTTTCTATCATCTGCTAGAGCTTTTTCAAACACAGATAATTGTTGTGCTGATACGTCATCATCTTGAATTTCGGTAAAGTCCTCAAGTTTATAATTACTATTCTCTGCTTGACTTTTATCAAATTTGAACAGGTTGCCAAATGCGCTAGACAACTTATTAGACAACCATGAACCGCCGCCACTGTTTGAATCTTTTCCGCCTGTATTATTAATAGCCATATTAAAATATTATCTCCTAATTATTATTTAAAATTCCATAAATATTTATAAACATAGTTGCAAAAGGTGTATTTATTTTACATATAAACTCGTATTTAAATTAAAAAGAGCTCTCATATTATGTTTATTAAGAATTATGTATAAATAATAATATGAAATATAGATCTTACAACTCAGAATTTATTACCTCCACCGCACAGATCCTAGATGTCTTCAATAATATCACGATTGACCGTAGAGACGGTAATGGTGTACAAAAATTAATTGATGTTAGTGTTGTATATGGTAATCGTAGCAGAATATTAAAATCATTAGAAAACCGTAATAAAACATTTAAAGTTCCGTTAATAGCATTAACGATGACTAGTGTTTCAAAAGATTCTGCTAGAATATATGGTGTCAATAATGGTATCATGTCTCAGTCTAGCGCAAGTTATGACCCAATAAAAACCACTCCTGTCCCTATTAGTATTGAATATGAGTTAAGTATCGTTACTAAATTTCAAGAAGATATGGATCAAATAATGTGTAATTTTATACCATTTTATAATCCAGATGTATATGTTGTATGGCCACATCCTAAAAACCCGACACACAAATTAAAAAGTCAAATTATTTGGGATGGCTCATTTAGTATAACATATGGAAATGAATTATCAGAGTCTGATCCATATCGAATTGTTAATACTACTAATTTTACATTTAAAACATGGATATTTCCCGGTTTGGCTGCCGATGCTAATGACGGACCTTCAATACACCGCATTAACTTCTGTCCTAGATTACTATCTGTTGGTGATGGTAACTATATGTTAGATAGGGTATATGATGTGCCAATGAATATGACAATTGGTGAATATCAAACAAATGTTATTCAAGGATTAATTAAAAGAGACCGTAGGAGAAGAAATTGGGATTGTCTAGGATTAAGTGCTGGGGTTAGTGGCACATGGAATAATGTTAGTGCTTACTTAACTGGTGATGTTCCTGCAGAAATATTAACTGGGGTGTTATCTGGTGATTACTTCTTGGTCACACAAGAAGAAAATATACTAGTATATAGTAGAGCACCATACTTGACACCCGGAATGGCAGAAGTTGATTATGTAGATTATTATTGGAGTACAGTGTCTGGAGAACTTAGTGGTTGTTAATTTAAAAAAAGGTTTTAATTCGCGGCATTTGTATAAATAATTTAAAGTAACTATTGAGGTTTATAATGATGATATCAACACAAAGAAATCAAATTAAAAATGCGTATGCTGGAATGATTATAAGCGAAGCTAAAATCAACCCAGTGCAAGCTATTAATAAATGGTTAGCAACGAATAAAAATGATTTTAAAGACGGAAAGAAAATAGAAAAGGAAGTTAAAACTATTATAAAACTTCTTAATTCTGATGAAGATAATATATTAATAATGGATAATATAACACAATCATTTTTAGTAATATCTAAGCAAATCGATGATGAAAAAATATTAGAAGAACTATCTAAAATATTAGAAACAATATAATAAGAGGGAAATTACAATGATTACTAATTTAGTTGAAAGAAAAAGAGACGGTGCCATTGGCAATGTATATGAAAGTATGCTTTCAGACGAGAATAAAAAAATGCAACTTGATGAATCTGTAAAATCAGAAATCATCTTTGAAAGCGTTGAGAAAAATGAAAGAACCGGTTATTATGCTATAGCATTTAAAACTGGTGGAAATTGTTATGCTCCAGTTCTTTTCTCCGAATCAGTTAAGAAATACGAAGACGAAATTGTTGAATTCGTTAAAAAATTAGTTGAAAAGGGTGTAGATCTAAAATGAGCTATCCGGGTCAAGAAATAATTGATTGGTTTAAAGCAAATCTAATACTATTCAAAGAACAGATGAATTTATCTGATCGACAATTAAGTATTATCCATGGCATGTATATGTTAATTGGACCATCACTTAATGTTGATCAGGATAAAGCCGTCATAGCTTCTAGAGGTCTGGGCCTCTCATTAGATATTTCTGAAATAGAGCACATAACTAATCTAGCTGGTAATATGATTAAGTTGTTTAATGCGGCTCCAGAAGATAGAGAATATGTTCAAGCCGAAATACAAGAGTTTTTAGGTTGTGGTGTTCCTATTGGTGGTGTTGCTACTGAAAGTAAATTTGATGTATTATATAATGAATTACTTACT